ACCATCATTGCATTGTTCATTTTGGTTTCCATTTGGAACCGCAAACGCAAAAAAAATTCAAACAATGGTTAAAAAATACACCGATAAACAAATTTTGAATCGAATTCGATCATTGAATTCATTTCGCGGATTTCCGGCAAAATTTTATATTGTTTCAATTCAATCCGTTGAAGATACATTCAACGTTTTTGATGATAAATTTTATTTATTTGAAAACACCGGATCACCGATGAACAATCAAATAGATTTACAAAAATTTCATTTGGTAACATCCGGAACAACCAATGCCGGAAAAAATGGTTTGATGAATTATCAAACATACAATCCGGAAGGTGTCGCGGTGATCAAAACGAATGAAATTTATTACGATGTTTGGAAATTTGGATTGCATCGTGGAAAAATGGATGCATTGCGGCAAGTGAAACCATTTTTGATTTCGCGTGATGGTGATCGTGATCAAAAAATCGAAGAAACCATTTCCAAACCGGTAATTTGTGGAATCAATTTTCATGCGAACACATACGATTTGGATTCAACCGAAATCAAACAAATCATTGGCGGTTGGTCTTTGGGATGTCAAGTGGTGAACGATGTTCCAAAATACAATCGTTTCATCGAATTGGTGAAACCGCAAAAAATCGTTTCTTACATCATTTTGAAAGAATTTTAACTACATTTGCATCGTTGATGTTGCATCGATTTTCGATGTATTGATGTTGAAACCGGTTCATTGCGATCCGGTTTTTTTTATTTTATCCAAATTTATCCGGTTTTATCCGGTTTTATCCGGTTTTATCCCTCCAAATTTGTTTTTTTCGGTTTTTTTTTGCATAGATATAGCCATAACAAAAAAAAATAATTATATTTGTGAATGTCAAACGCAAAAAATATCGAAAAAATGGAAACAAAAAACACGCAAAACGTTGAAAATCAACAATTTACATTGAAAACCGGATCGCGAATTGATAATTCAACCGGTTATTTGATTACATCAAAAAATTATCGCGCAATGATCATTCGTGAATGCCGGTTCAATTTTGTGATCATTAAAATTGGAACGAAAACATTTCAAACGGATCGTTCTAATTTAATTTAAAAACATCAAAAACATCAATAAAATGAAAAACATCAATGGAATCATGGTGATCGATTTACATTCAATTCGTTCATCAAAATTTGAATCAAACATCGAAACATTCGGTGATCATTCAAACACATGCCACATTTGTGGAAAACGAACCGCATCAAATCAATTTATTCACATCACAACCGATGATTTGATTGTTCCGGTTGATTTGGATGAATCAACAATTGAATTGCATGGATTCGAATCATCCGGTTGTTTTCCGGTTGGATCCGAATGTTCAAAAAAAATCGATAAACATTTCATTTATAAATTTTAAAAAAAACGATCATGAAAAAATACATTTGCAAATGGTTTGAAATCCATCCAAAAACATTCAAACGTGTGAAATTGCATTCAACGGAAATCATCGCGGTTTCAATTGCGGATGCAAAACGGAAATTGGATCGACATCATTCGGTGATTCATTCGATCACACAAATTCCAACACCAATCAATTTTGAATTCATCAATCTAAATTAAAATGAAAACACAACATCAACAAAAAAAACAAAAACCAAAACCATTCAATTTGAACGTTTCAATTCGGTTTTGGCGCAAACAATCCATCACCGCATGTTTGGATCGCGGTGGATCATTTAACGTTCAATTGTATTTGGATTATTTGGAAACGATAAAACAAACAACATGAAAACAATAATGAAAAAAAAATTGAAACAAATCAACATCCAAATTCAATTTCGTGATTTGGTTGATTTAACAAATGTTTTTCACCAATTAAAAAATCAAATCAATGATGGAAATGAATTTGGTGAATTTCATCATGAAACATCATCGGTTCAATTCACAATGGAATTTTTGGAAAAAACAAAATACATTGAAAAACAAATTGATGGTGTTTGGTTCATGATCATGGAACCAAAAAATCAAAATGATTTGTAAATTTGCACCCCTTAAAAAACATCAACACATGAAAAAATCTTTTATTTTACACATTGATTCATTGGAAATTTTGGATCATTTAACGGATGAACAAACCGGAAAATTGTTTCGTGCAATTCGTGATTTTCACAACGGCATTGAACCGGATTTGGATTTCGGAATGAAAATGGCATTTTTGCCGTTTCAAAATCAATTCAAACGTGATTTGGAAAAATACAATTCACAATGCGAAATCAACCGCGCAAATGGTCGGAACGGCGGCCGGCCAAAAAAAACCGATGAAACCGATCCGGTTTTTGAAAAACCAAACAAAACCGAATTGAACCAAAAAAACCATGATAATGATAATGTAAATGATAATGAAAATGTAAATGAAAATGAATCAATACAAATTCCGTTGGAATTCGTTGGTTTGTTGGATTGGTTCAATGAATGTTTTCAAAAACGATCACGCGTGTTTCCAAAATCAATTCAAATCAAATACAAAAAATTGATTCGTGATGGATTCACAATGGATGATGTGAAAAATGCAATGAAAAACGCGAAAAACGATCCATTTCACATTGAAACCAAATTCAAACATTGTTCATTGGAATTTTTTTCACGCGCGGAAAAAATTGATAAATTCGCGAACATTTCAAATCAACAAATCCGGAAACAATACGTTCCAACAATATAAACATCAAAAAAACATCAAAACATGAAAACACAACGCGATCCATTGTTGATCATTTACGGCCACATTTTACAATGTTCGAAAATCGAACAACAAAACGTTTTGAACCGAATTGATCCGGTTTGGAACAAAACCGCATTTGAAAAAAAATTATTTGATTCAATGCATCAATTGGTGAAAAAAAACATTTTCATCGATTTGATTTCAATTTCAAATCAATTCCGCGAAAACGGATGGATGGAAAAATCCACAATCATTGAAATTTCCAAAATTTCATCGGAATTGAATTTTTTGAATTCACAAATTTCATTGAACAATGTGTTTCATGAAATTCAATTAAACGAATCAATTCACCGCGCAATTTCATTTCGGAATTCATTTGATAATTTAATTCAATCGGAATCAATGTCGATTGAAAAATTCAATGAATTGGTTGAAAAATTGAAAAAAATTGATTTTACATTTGAACCGGATCGAAAAACAAATCGTGATTTGATTTTTGAAATGATCGATGATCATGAATCCGCAAAAAATGGTGAAATTGCCGGAATGAACATTGGATTTTCAATTTTCAATAAAATTATTTTGTTGGAACCGGTGGATTTGATGGTAATTGGCGCGCGGCCGGCTATGGGAAAAACCGCATTTGGTGTTTCAATGGTTGCGAATTTGATTCAATCCGGAAAACGCGTTGTTTTTTTCGCATTGGAAATGACTTCAAAACAAATGATTCGCCGGTTGATTTCAAATTTGGCGGTGATTGATTCAAATCGAATCAAATTTGGTGAATTGCAAAACCATGAAATGAACAAAATTTCATCAATTCAACAACAATCATTCATGGAAAACATTATTTTCATCGATGGATCAAAATCAATCAACGATATTGCAAACCATTTGAATGAATTACACCGCGAAAAACCAATTGATTTGTTTGTTGTTGATTATTTGCAAAAAATACAACCAAAAAACGTTCGTTCACGTTATGAATCCGTTACCGAAATATCAAATGGATTGAAATTGATTTGCCAAAACATGAAAATTCCATGCGTTGCATTGGCGCAATTATCACGCGATTCAACAAAAACCGGAAAACGGCCGTCACTACCGGATTTGAAGGAATCCGGTGAAATTGAACAAGATGCATCCATTGTTGCATTTTTACACCGGCCGGAATATTTTGGTGAAACCGAAACCATCAACGGAAATGATGCAACCGGAAAATGTGAATTCATCATTGCGAAAAACCGCGAAGGTGAAATCGGAATTCATGAATTCAACGTAAATTTGCCATTATCAAAATTTTTTACATGAATTTATTCACTCAAAACCAATACATGAAACAATCCGGTTTGTTCAATTGGACTTTGCCGGCTCATGTTGTAACATTGGATGATGGAACACGATTCAACGTTTGCCCAAATGCGAATGTTTGCGGCGCGTTTTGTTATGCCAAAACCGGAATGTTCATGTTTCCAAATGTCAAAAAATCGCACATGGAAAAATTGGATTTGGTGTTGAACCATCGATCCAAATGGAAACAAATGGTGATGGATGAATTGAAATTGAAAAAATACATTGGAAAAACAATTCGGATTCATGATTCCGGTGATTTTTTTTCCATCGATTACGCAATGGATTGGATGGAAATCATTCGTGCAAATCCGGATGTGTTTTTTTATGCCTACACAAAACAAATCGACATTTTCAAATTTGAAATCACCGATCATCCGGAAAATTTTGTTGTGATTTATTCATTTGGTGGAAAATTGGATCATTTGATTGATGTGGATGTTGATCGACATTCGGATGTTTTCACCGATTTTGCTAAATTGATTGATGCAAATTATAATGATGTTTCGGATGATGATTCGCGCGCCGCTACGGATCCAAATCATCGTGTTGGTTTGTATGTGAACAACATTCCACATGTGTTCAAAAAAATGAAACACAAATCATTTTCGCAATGGTCAAAAATCAATCGTGAAAAATGAAAAAATGCCGGAATTGTGGAAATCGATTTGAACCGCGTTTCAACACGTTGGAAAAATATTGTTGGAATCCGGAATGCAAAACAATTGATGCAATGGAAAAATTGGAAAAATTGAAAAAAACGCAAAAACGCGAATCCAATGATCGATTGAAACGATTGAAAAACGAATTGAAAACACGATCAACATTGAAAAATGAATTGCAACGAATATTCAACCAATTCATCCGGATCCGCGATCATCATCAACCATGTATTTCGTGCGGTTGCAAATTACCGGAAAAATACGATGCCGGCCACTTTTATTCGGTTGGATCTTATCCAAATTTACGATTCAATGAATTGAATGTTCACGCGCAATGTGTTGAATGCAATCATCACAAATGTGGAAATGTTCACGAATATCGAATCGGATTGATTCAACGGATCGGAACCGATCAATTGGAACAATTGGAACAAATCAAAAATCAATCATTGCGATTATCGAAACCGGAAATCATGGAATTGGTGAACATTTATCGATCAAAAATTCGTGAATTGAAAAAAAATGCATGATTTTTTTTGTAATTGTGTTCATAACAATAAAAAAATGTTATATTTGTGCATGTCAAACACGAAAAAAATGGTAAAAATGGAAACAATTAACACGCAAAACGTTGAAAATCAACCGATTAACAACACAAAAATCAAATCGAAAAAACCGAACACGCAAATTCGACAAATTTTCGAAATTCCAAAAATGGATCATGTGATTCAAATCACATACAAAAACACATCAATCACAAATCAATTATTTGGTGAAAATCAAATTTCGTTTTGGAAAATGTGTGAATTCATCACATCACATGATTTGAAATGTTTTGTTGAAAATGATCCGCGCGGAATAAATGTTGAAAACGTAAAAAAACAAAATCACCATTTGATCAATCAATGTCAAATTGATTGGATTGGAATCATGATCAATGGAAAATTTGTTGCAATCAATTAAACATCAAAAATCAAATAAAAATGGAAAATCAAAACAACACCGGAATCGAATTCACGATTCCACAATCAACACAACGAACAAATTTGTTCACCGCATTGATGAAATTTCAATGCGAATGTTCAACAATTCCGAAATTGAAATCCGGTTATGGGTACAAATACGCGGAATTATCAAAAACAATGGAAATTGTGAAACCATTGTTGTTGAAAAATGGAATTGGATTCACACAATTTTTGCATGGAACAAACAAAATCACAACGATGATTTTTCATGGTGAATCCGGTGAAACAATCGAATCAATGTTTGAAATGCCAAATTCGGAACCATCCAAACAAATGAACATTTTTCAATTGGATGGTGCGCGTTTCACTTATTACAAACGTTATCAATTACTTTCGATTCTTGGTGTTTTCACCGATGATGATTTGGATGTTGATTCACGAACACCAAAACAACCGCAAACGGATTCAAAACCGGCATCCAAAAACAAAAAACCGAAATTGGATGATCAACGTTTCATCAATGCGATCAAATCCGTTCAAAATGGTGAATATACAATTGATGAAATCAAAAAAATGTGTGATTTGACATCGGAACAAATCAAATCATTGGAATCATTAACATAAAACAAAAATATCATGAAAAACAAAAACATCATGTTCAACACAACAACACCATCATTCATCGCGCGATCATCACAAATTGGAAAATTGATGGTGAATGATCGATCCGGAAAAAAAATTGGTGAAACCGCGATCACCGAATTGAAAAAAAATGTGTTATTTGACAAATACGGAATCAAAACCGATATTTCATCAAAATACACCGATAAAGGTTTGCAAAACGAAAAAATCGCGATTCAAATGATGTCAAATGCAAACGGATGGTTTGATGTGAATCCGGATGCGGCCAAAATTCGATTTGCAAATGAATTCATCACCGGCGAACCGGATGTGAACACGAAAATGATTTTGGCGGATGCGAAATGTTCATTTGATGCAACAACATTTCCATTTTTCGAAACAACATGCCCTAACAAAATTTACGAATATCAATTGCAATCTTACATGTGGCTAACCGGAAAAACCGAATCATTTTTGTGTTATTGTTTAACAAATCAACCGGAACAAATGATTTTGGATGAAATCAATCGTGCGGTTTGGCGCGCATTGGCCAATCCAAAATTTGAAAACATGGATCAATCCGAAATTGAACAACAAATGGAACAACACGTTCGATCACAATGGATGTTCGATCAAATTCCAATGGAAAAACGTGTGAAAACATTTCGAATTGAACGTGATGATGAAAAAATCGAATCAATGAAACAACGAATCATTGAATGCCGCGAAATTTACAATGAATTATGGAATCAAATATAAAATCAATACAAATGAAAAATCGAAAATCAAAAAACGAATTCAAACGATCCATGTTGGAATGTTTGAATGAAATCAAAAAACAATTGGATTTGGATCCGCGTGTGAAAACATCACCGATCATCAAAATGTTTGATGTGTACAAATCCACATTTCACCATTTGAAATCAATTGGTGTTGTTTCCGAAACATCGGATGGTCATTTTTGGATCGGAATCGAACCGGATTCAAACATGGTTTCATTGATCCAAAAACGTGAATCCGATTATCAAATGAATTATCGCAAACGCAAACAATCCGGAACGTTTGAACCGATGAATCGAACATCACACAAAAAAGGCAAACGCGAACCGAAACCAATTCAACGAAATTTGGTGTTTGATGCCGCAATTGGATTCGATCCGGAATCAATGAACAATTGGCATAAAAAAACGCAACAATCGAAATTGAATGCGGTGAAATCGGATGTTCCAATTCAACGCGAACCAACGGAAATTTTCGAATCCGAAAAACGAATCAAAAATTTGTTGGATTTGCAATCAATCAATCAAAAATTGTTGGATGAAACAAATCAAAAATTAAATGAAATCAAATCAACGGAACAACACGTTGAAAAAAAATCAAAAACGTTTGAATTCCGGTTGTTCGGATTCACATTTTTTTCAATCAAATATTAAAAACAAAAACAATGGAAAACAAAATCAACAAAATTATTGGAACAATTCATCACATCGGATCAACACAACGAATTTCCGATAAATTCCAAAAACGCGAATTCGTGATTCAAACGGATGAAAAATTTCCGCAAAAAATCATGATGCAATTAACGAATGATAAATGTGATGTGATTGAAAATTTGCAATTTGGTGAATTGATTGAATGTTGTTATAATTTGCGCGGCCGCGAATGGATTTCACCAACAACCGGTGAAATAAAATGGTTCAACACGATTGAATGTTGGTCTGTTCAATTTGCAAATGCAACCGCAAAACAAAATTTCGCGGATCGAACACAATCCGAAATGAACACCAAACAATCAATGCCGGTGAATGAACAAAAACCGGAACCAAAACCGGAATCATCAACGATTTTTTTCGGAAATGCGGATGATGATCTTCCATTTTAAACGTGAAACAATATGAATGCAAAACAATTATCAAATTTGAATGATCATGTGAAACGGATGATTTCAAATCATTTGGATCAACATAAAATCACATTAACGGAATTTGCGCGCAATTCCGGAATCCATCAATCGCATTTGTGGTGTTTCATGAACACCGAAACGCGATCATTGAATTCAAAAACATTGGAAAAAATTGGAAAATACATTGATGGAACATTGATCAAACATTGATGAAACATTGATGAAACATTGATGGAACATTGATATTTTCAATAAAAACCAAAACAACCGAACCGGAATGAAAAAATAATTCCGGTTTTTTTTTTGATATTTTTTTCAAAAAATAGCCATCATGAAAAAAAAATGTTATATTTGTGCATGTCAAACATTAAAAAACACGAAAAAATGGAAACAAAAAATGCACAAAACGTTGGAAATCAATCAATTAACAACGAAAATCGAATTTGGATTGAATGGTCTGAAAAAACAATGGTTTCAAAACAATTCAAAACATTGGATGAATTGATGGAATCCGGATTTGTTCAAAAACATGCGGCCAATTTCGGCTATGAACATTTGGTGAATCGAACAATGGATCAATGGTCAAAACACCAAATCCACAACATTTTCATCGTTGATGCAAATCCGGTTTTCAATTACGGATTGGATTTCAAAATTTGGATGCATTATTCAACCGATGGAATGAATTTCATGATGGAATTATCAATTGGATCATCATGTTTATCATCCGCGCCGTTGCAACGTGTGAATTTGATCACAAAAACACCGGTTGGATTTGATTTCAAAAATATTGAAAACAATTCACGCGAAATGATGATGGAATTCATGCGAATGATCAACGAAAATGAAATTGAATCATTCCGATTTTCAACAAATGCATTTTACAAAAAAAATGCGGAATTTCGAAATCAATTGCGTGAAATGTGCAAATCATCATCAATCATTTTTGCATAAAAAAAACAATGCCGGATTCGGAAACGGATCCGGCTATTTAATAACATCAAAACACGAAAAAAAATGGAATTTAAAATTGAAAAACGAAATTGGAAATTGATCGATGTTGAACATTTTGATGGAACATCATCCGGTCGCGGTTATGGATCAATTTTCACCGGTGAAAAACGCGATCAAATCATTTTTTGGTTTGATTACGAAATCGAAATGCGATCATTTGATGGTGATGGATGTTTCGATCGCGTTGATGTCAAAATTTACGATGTCGAACACGATGATCCATCACGTTGTTGGAAAATTCAATTGAATGATCGAAACATCAAATTGATTTGTGATGTATTGGAAAACGAAATTGGATCCGATCCGGAATCATTTGGAATTGATTTCGAATATTGGAATGATGAATTGTGTTGGAATGATGATGAACCAACGATCATGAACACGATTTATTCCGGCTATCCATCGCGAATTTCATGCGATAAATTTTGAAACAATTAAAAACAAAATAAAATGATGTCAAAAATGAAAATATCGATTCAATCGATAAAAATTGAATGTTCAATCAATCCGCGCAATTACGATTTTGATTTTGAATTCATGTTGTTGGTTTCCGATGATCCGCGTGAATTGTTTCGATATTACAACAAAACGGAAATTCATGGATTGAATGTTCATGATTGTGAAAAACGATTGCAATCCGGTGGAACATTTATTGATGGTTTGGTGAATTACCATCCGGATGATGTTGAATGCCAATGTTCCGGCCGGCCGTTCATGTTTTTGAATTTGAAAACAATGAATGAAAATCCAATTTGGATCACCGCATCATTGATCAATCATGAATCCGCCCACATGTCGATCATCATGGAAACAAATTTTGGAAATCCGGATGATTCCGATGTTGAACGCGAAGAACGTGTGATCACCGGAATGGAAACAATCGCAAACGCGGTGATGAATCAATTGAAATTTCCGCGAATATTTTATCAAATCCAATGAAAACAATGAAACAAATTTGGAAAACCATCCGCAAAATCCATCAATTTGTTGTTTTTCTTGAACGTGAAAAACAAAATGCATTGAATGATGGATTTGGATCACACGATGGATGAAATGCGCGGAAAACGAAAAAAAACAATATCTTTGAACAATGTTTGGATTGCCGGCGGTGAAAAATTCCATTTTTTGATGTTTGACGATTTTCAAAAAACAAACACCGCCGGTTCCAAACAATTAAAAAAAACAACACATGAAAAATGATAAATGGTTTTATTTGAAAATGATCATTGGTTTGGTTTTGTTACCAATTACATTGATCGTTTTTGTTGTTGATCGGATCATTTTGGTTGGATTGGTTTGGATGCCAATGGAACCGATGCAAAAATGGTTTGATAATACGCAAAAAATGGTTCAAACATTGATTCGAATTGGTGCAATTACATTCATTTATTTAATTTATAAATTTATTGAATGGATCATTTGAATCACAACAACGAATTGATGAAATCCGGCAAATTGTCGGATTTTTTCAGTTCATGCATTGTTGGTGAATCGATCGATGGTCGCAAAATTTATTCATTCAAACAAATGGTTCAAAAAACGATCGATGAAAATTTCGATGAACATGATGCAATTGATTTTTTGCAACGAACCGCCGTTTTGAGTTATCCATCAATGGAAGATGCGATCATCATCATGGATTGAAAAACATAAAAACAAACATAAAAATGGAAAAACCAAACATTCAATTGATCAAAATCAACCAATTGCGGTTGAATGATCAAAATCCGCGTTTCATTCGCGATCACAAATTCAAAAAATTGGTGAAATCAATTCAATCATTTGGAAAAATGTTGGAAATTAGGCCAATTGTTGTTGATGAAAACATGATTATTTTAGGCGGAAACATGCGATTTCGCGCATGCAAAGCCGCCGGATTGGATGAAATACCGGTGATGATCGTTTCCGGTTTATCGGATGCGGAAAAAAACGAATTCATCGTGAAAGATAATGTTGGATTTGGTGAATGGGATTTTGAAATGTTAGGAAACCAATTTGAACACGATCAATTGTTGGATTGGGGAATGGATGTTCCAACGTTCAATGATCCGGAACCGGATGAAACCGATGATGAATCATCAAAAATGCCGGAAATCGGTGAATTGAAATTTTCCGATGAATTGATGTTAGAACACAATTACATCGTTTTATATTTTGATAATGCATTGGATTGGAATGTTGCAATCGAAAAATTCGGTTTGAAAAACGTGAAATCATGTGATCCGGCTGAAAAATGTCAAAAAATTGGAATAGGTCGTGTTATTAACGGAAAAAATTGGATTTGATCATGGAAATAAATGTTGTAATTCCATCATTTAAACGTTCACACGCGTTGAATGGAAAAGATTATTTTCACATGGCTAAATATATTGTTCCGGAATCACAAAAATCCGAATATATCGATGCCGTTGGTGAAAATCGTGTGATTGCAATTCCGGATGAATGTGATGGATCCATTACCAAAAAACGAAATTGGATTTTGGAAAACATTCCAACACCATTGATCATGATCGATGATGATGTTGAATCAATCGGTTATTTTGAAAACCGATCCGGAATGAAAAATGGTGATCACCGCCGGAAAACATTGGATCCGGATTTGTTGATGGATTTTTTCAAACATTCATTTTCAATGTGTGAGCAATTTGGATCTAAAATGTGGGGAATTGCACAAAACGAAGATAACCGCATTTACAAGGAACATCTTCCGTTCTCTTTGAGTAAAATCGCATTAGGCCCATTTCAAGGACATCTTAAACACGATTTAAAATTTGATGATCGCGTTGGATCGAAAGACGATTACGATTTTGCATTGCAACATTTACGCAAATACAAAATATTATTTCGATGGAATAAATTCCACTACATTTGTGAACATGGTTTCAATTCCGGTGGAATCGTTTCAATGCGAACAATGGATCGTGAAATCCATGAATGCAAACAAATTATGCGTAAATGGGGAACCAAAATAATCGAATATCAAATTCCACCAAAAAAACCAAATGAATTGTTGAATG